GCATGACTTTTTTAATAGCAATTATGTCATTTGCAAACTTTGTATTCTATCCATTAGTGATAGGAACATTAGTTGCAGTGGTAATAGAACAAATCTTCAGAGCAAGAGGTAATGAAGATAATCCAGAGGATGTAAAACGAGTTGTAATTTCTATGGGAATACGAAAGTATCTTTATAGACAAGCATGGTTATTTAATATCATTTGGTTTGTTGGATACTTTATTCTTATGCTTACTATAGGAAGACAGCAACCAGCAGCAATGCCAGACATGATTTGGCAGGGATAAATAATACACATTGCAATGTAATAATGGCACAGAAACAAACTATTCGATTCCGTATTAAACAAGATGGTACAGTGGAGGAAGTTGTTTCCGATGTATGTGGTAGTAGTTGTGAGGTTCTCACTAAAAGGATTGAAGAAAAACTTGGTATAATATCCTATAGAGAAGTAACATCAGACTATTATAAAAATGAAGAAGTTGTGAAAACTGAACAGCCCCTTACTAAGTGGAGATAAATGTCGCATTTTACCTGTATTAAAACAAAACTACGTGATAAGAAACATCTTGTAGAAGCACTAATAGATATTGGTGAACGTCCTAATGTACCTTCAGATTTGGGTATGGAAGTGGTAGAATTAGTTGTTATGAATCCATCTCATGCAGAAGATCATCCTGTTGTTGAGGCGCAGATTTCTATTGGAGCTGATATTGGATTTAAATTAAATGAAGAAAATGGTAATTATGAGTTGTATGCTGATGAACAAACTTGGAATAAAAAGGTTCCCATAGATCGATTTGTTAATAAACTTACACAACAATATGCATTAAGATGTCTTACTGCTTCTACCAAAGAAGAAGGATATGAAATAGAGGAACAATATGTTGCGGATGATGGTGCAGTTGAATTAGTGGTTACAAAGTGGGATTAATTCCTTGACTTTTTAACTTCTATTCTTTATAATATTACTGTTAACCATCATAGAGCAATGACTCTTACTTCAAAATTCAAGAAGGACTTAGGTATCCTTCGTGCAGCTGCTAATCGGGAAATTTTTTTGGATGTTAAAAATCCAAAACTTTATAAAAAGGTAAAAAGATATTATCAAAATGAAGGTCTACAACTTAATGGAGAAGATCCGGATATTGATTACAACAATATAATAGATTGTATAGCAGAAGATCTTGTAGGAGTATCATGAATGTTATAATGGAACGGTATCCTTACCGTTATGTGGAAGTAGGAACTCTGGATAATGGTAAACCAGATTTTCGTATTCAAAAAGAAGATTATTACACTAAGAGGTATAGAGATATGTACCTTTGTGATAATGGAATGCAATTAGCAACAGCTATTGAGGACTTTGAATATACGAAATGGTTGGATCCAGAAGGAGTTCCTTGTTATATTAAGGATGATACATCCCTAGATAAATAAAAACACGTTTATTTTAGAATAATGACATACAAAGGAACAGCAGGAAAGTCTGCAACTGGAGCATCAATGTCTAAGTATGATGTTGAGGTAGAAGGAAGACTTCAAGCACTTGAAAAAGCAGTTAAGGAACTTCAAGAACATAGTCATGATACTTCTGATAGTGAAGGAGAAGCAACTGATTCAAAACTTGAAAGATTAGTTGCAGTTCTTAAGCAGACACCTTCTCTAGGATTGGATCAATATGATAATGCTTAACATATAATTTATGTATTTGAAGGTTCCATATATATCATATCCATCTGTTTTGAAACCTGAAATTTGTGATAGGATAATACAACATGGTAAGGATAAATTAATCTCTGCTATTGTTGTTGACTCTGAAACAAAAACTAGTCCAGATCAAACTCCAAGAAGTAGTCATGTTTCTTGGTTGACTGATCAATGGATATATGATTTAATCCTTCCATATATTAAGGATGCTAATCAACAGGCAGGATGGAATTGGAAATTTGATTGTATAGAACCAATTCAATTTACTAAGTATGCGTTAGACCAGTTTTATGATTGGCATCCTGATGGAGGATCTGATTTTTTAAGTGTATACTCAAATCAATCTGATTCTACTAAGAATGGTAAGATTAGAAAAATAAGTGTAACCATAAATCTTGTTGATGGTAATGAATATGAGGGAGGAAGTTTAGAATTTGATCTTGGTATTTCAGGAGGAATTCAAACTTGTGATAAAATAAAACCTAAAGGATCTATAGTTATATTTCCTAGTTTTATACCTCATAGAGTTACTTCAATAACAAAAGGTATTAGATACAGTTTAGTGATGTGGGTATTAGGTAAACCATGGCAATAGAATACAGACCTTGGGGAACCTATGAGGTTCTCCTAGATGAACCAGATTATAAAGTTAAGAAGATTTATGTGAGACCTTCTAAAAGATTTTCACTTCAATATCACAATCATCGTGAAGAGCATTGGACTATTGTTGATGGAATAGGTCAAATCACACAGGGAGATTTAACGACAACAATAAGAACTGGAGAGTATGCTTATATTCCGAAGGGTGGAATACATCGTCTTGAAGGTGGTGATAGAGGTATTACTTTTATTGAAGTTCAAAGAGGAGATTGTAGAGAAGATGATATTATAAGAATTGAAGATGATTTTGGGAGGACTTGACATCCTCCTTTTTTTATGCCATAATACTCTTGTTGAATCGACGGATACAACATGGGAGTGACTGAATTAAACTTGCTGGCAATAGGCTGGTTAAGGTGATGAGTCAGAGGTGGTGCTCGCTGTTCTTCGGAGCAGAACCATCCTACCAGATGGGACTCATGCAGTGCAGTAAAATTACTAAGAGTAGCAATGCCCTGTACTTGTAAGCATACTCAAATCTTACCTCCCACCCTAACTATATAAACACAGAATTATCATATTGACATGAAAAGAGTTTTAATTACTGGTGGTGCTGGATTCATTGCTCACCATCTCATTGGCCAGATTCTTGAAACTACTGATTGGGAAGTAGTAAGTTTAGATAGATTAGACTATAGTGGAAATCTGAATCGTCTTCATGATATTATGCTTTCCTTTGATCCTGAAGTAAGGAAGCGTGTGAAGATTGTTCATCATGATTTAAAGGCAGAATTAAATCCTTTGGTTCGTAGTGAAGTTGGAAAGGTAGATTATATTTTACATCTTGCTGCTGGTTCTCATGTTGATAGAAGCATTGATTATCCAATGGAATTTGTATTGGATAATGTAGTAGGTACTGCTAATATACTTGAGTTTGCCAGAACACAACAAGATAATCTTGAGAGATTTGTATACTTCAGTACTGATGAAGTATTTGGTCCTGCTCCTGATGGAATTAAGTATAAGGAGAATGATAGATATAATTCAACTAATCCTTACAGTGCAACTAAAGCAGGTGCAGAAGAATTAGCAGTTGCATATCAGAATACATATGGTTTACCAATATATGTTACTCATACTATGAATGTCTTTGGAGAGCGTCAGCATCCAGAGAAGTTTATTCCTATGTGTATTAAGAGAGCAAGGGATGGTGAGACTGTAACTATTCATAGTGATAAGACAAAAACAATTGCAGGTTCAAGACATTATATACATGCTGAAGATGTTTCATCTGCTGTTCTATTCCTTTTAAATTATGAAGGAACATTTGAACCTACATGGGGTAATGCTAAGTGTCCTAAGTTTAATATTGTTGGATCAGAAGAATTAAATAATCTTGAACTAGCAACTATTATTGCAGAAGCACAAGGTAAAGAACTTAAGTATGAGATGGTTGATTTCCATTCATCACGTCCTGGACATGATTTACGTTATGCCTTAGATGGTACTAAGATGAAAGAGTTAGGATGGGTTCCTGCTAAGTCTGTTAGAGAACGTATTGCAGATGTAACTAACTGGACTCTTGAAAATAATCGTTGGATTACTCTATAATATATACTAGGAGAATTTGATTTATAGTTATGAGTCAGCATACTAGAAGTGCACTTGTGTTAGGTGCTGGTGGCTTTATTGGAAGTCATATGGTTAAGAGACTTCGTAAAGAAGGTTATTGGGTAAGAGGTGTAGATCTTAAGTATCCTGAGTTTTCTGAATCAGAAGCAAATGAATTCATTCGAGGAGACTTGCGTGATGTAGGATTTGTTCGTAAGTGCTTAGAATATAAAGGTACTGGTGGGAAGTTTTATGAAGAAGTTCCCTATAAGTATGTTCATGCCTTTGATGAGATATATCAGTTTGCTGCTGATATGGGTGGAGCAGGATTTGTATTCACTGGTGAGAATGATGCAGAGATTATGCAGAACTCTGTTACTATTAATCTTAATGTATTAGAACAACAAAGATTATTTAATAGAGAGATTGGAAGAAATTATACTAAAATATTTTATTCTGGATCAGCATGTATGTATCCAGAGCATAACCAACTAGACCCTGATAACCCAGATTGCCGTGAAGAATCAGCATATCCAGCAAACCCAGACTCCGAATATGGATGGGAGAAATTATTCTCCGAAAGATTGTACTTGGCTTACAATCGTAACCATGGTATTCCTGTTAGGATTGCCCGTTATCACAACATCTTTGGTCCCGAAGGAACTTGGGACGGTGGAAGAGAGAAGGCTCCAGCTGCAATCTGCCGCAAAGTTGCTCTCGTCAAGGAGCAAAGTGGATCTATCGAGGTGTGGGGAGACGGCTTACAGACTCGTTCCTTCTTGTTCATTGATGAATGCATCGAAGCGACTTGGAGAATGATGCAGTCTGATTTCTTAGGACCAGTTAATATTGGTTCAGAAGAGATGGTCACTATTAATCAATTAGTTGATACTGCTGCTAAAGTTGCTGGTAAGAAGATTGAAAAGAATCATATAGATGGACCTCTTGGTGTTCGTGGACGTAATTCTAATAACGATCTTGTAAGAGAAAAGTTGGGATGGGATTATTCTCAAACACTTGAGGAAGGTATTACTAAGACTTACGAATGGATTCAATCACAAATTAATAAGTGATATGATAAAAATCTATACATATTCTCATAATAGACCTGACTTAATACCTCTTCAGTATGAAAGTATAAAGAAACATGTTAAAGATGATTTTGAATTTATCGTCTTTAATAATGAAAGGGCAGGTTCTAATCCTTTTAGTGGTT